ATGAATCGGCGTTCCTTCCAGTGCCAACCATTTCGTCACCAGCACTTGGGGCGGTGTTTGCGAGTGTTGCGGTTGCGGGTGGTTTAATGAATATTAAAAAAATATTGTCAGTAAAAACACCAAGCGGAAAAGGAAGCGCAGTTTCAGCACCTTCGATTTCTGCAAGTGGCGGCGGTGGCGGTGCAACTTCTGCACCTCAATTCAATATGATTGGAAATAGTGGCACAAACCAATTAGCGACTTCGCTTGGAAATGCAATGCAATCAAACCCAGTTCAAGCGTATGTTGTGGCAAGTGACGTCACAACGGCGCAATCTTTGAATCGAAATATTGTGCAAAATGCAACACTTGGATAAAAAAAGTTTATAACAAATTAAAATTTTAAATTATATATATATGTTACCAACGTACGAAATAATCTTTGAAGAAGGAAAAGTTGACGGAGTGTTCGGGATTTCACTTGTTGAAGATCCGGCAATACAATCAAATTTCATTGCATTAAGCAAACAACAAAAAATTAAATTGTCAACCATTGACAATGAAAAAAGAATTTTGCTTGGTGCGGTTTTAGTTCCCGATTTGCCAATATATCGCAATCAAAACGGAATGGAATTTAATATTGTATTTTCTGCGGACACGATTCGCAAATCAATGGAAAACTTTTTTAAACAATCGTATCAACAAAATTCCTCATTGGAACACGACCAAGAAATTGACGGCGTGACATTTGTTGAATCTTGGATAAAAGAAGACGACGTTCACGACAAGTCGGTTGCTTATGGAATCAATGAGCCGAACGGCACTTGGTTTGCTACAATGAAAGTTGACAACGACGAAATTTGGAACAATTATGTCAAAACCGGACAAGTGAAAGGGTTTTCAATTGACGGAATGTTTGATTTGGAAAAAATTAACTTAAATAATGCTATGAATTTAGAATCAATCACAAATGCAATCAAAGAAGGTTTCGAGGCAATCTTAAGCAACAAACAAGAAGAAGTTGTTGTTGAGTTAGCACAAATAAAATTGATTGACGGGGTGACCATTTTAGAAGCCGAATCATTTGAAGCCGGAATGCCGGTTTTCGTGGTTGCTGAAAATGGTGACAAAGTTCCAGCGCCAATTGGCGAACACGAACTTGAAGACGGAAAAATTTTAGTAATCACCGAAGAAGGTGTGATTGCTGAAATTAAAGAAAAAGAAGTTGAAGAAGTAGTTGAAGAAACTGCGGAAGTTGAAATGAATGCGGAAGACACACAAAAATTCGTTGATATGATTCGCGAAATGTTCACGCAATTTTCAAAACACGTTGCAAACGAAATTGACGCAATCAAAATTGAAATGAAAGCCGAAATTGAAAGTGCAAAATCAACAAAAGAAATCAAACCAAGCGCAAAAGTTACACCGGAAGTAAAAAACGACGTAACAATTGCAATGACTAAAAAAGAAAGAATTTTATCAAACATTAAAAATTTGCAATAACAATGGCAACAACAACAACAATCACTTCAAATTATGAAGGAAAAGCGGCGGGTGCAATCATAGGACAAGCATTCAAAGAAATTGACACTATTTCAAAAGGGTTGGTGACAATCGCTGAAGACGTAAACTTCAAATTATCTTTAAGAAAAATTCAGTACACAAACGGAACAACTGCATATTCTTGCGGATTCACTCCGGCGGGTGCAATCGTTTTAAACGAAAACACTTTAGAGCCGAAAAAATTCAAAAATGATTTGGACGTTTGTAAAGAAGATTTCCGCGCAACTTGGTCGGACGGAATTATGGGCGCAAACGCTTCAAATCCAAACGCACCGGCTGACATTATGGAAGCATTACAAATGGAAGTTTTAGGCGCAATGGCTGAAAAATTAGAAACTGACATGTGGCAAGGTGACGCCGCAACTGCTTCGGAATTCGACGGATTCTTAACTTTGTGGGCTGACGACGCTGACATCATCAAAGGTGGTAACGGATTAACAAACCCAAGTGCGGTTGTTTCGGAATCTAACGTTTTAGATTCTTATTTAAAACCGGCTTTAAACGCAGTTCCTTACGCTTTAAGACGTAAAGAATTAGTAGTTGCAGTTTCACCGGACGTTGCTCAAATGTATGCTTTTAAATTAGCGACTGCGGGTGTAACAAACGGACTTGGAAACACTGACTTCGCTTTGTCAATTGGAAGATACCAAATCCAAGTTGTTAACGGGTTACCGGACAACACTATTGCTATTTTCGAAAAGAAAAACCTTGTTTTCGGAACTGGTTTATTGGCTGACTACAACACGTTTACACTTGTTGACGAAGATTCAATCGGTTTATTAACCGGAAAAGTTCGTGGAAAAGTTGTTTATTCTGCGGGTGTTGGTTACTACAACCCAAGTGAAATCGTTTGGTTAACTTACGAAGCATAATTCACAAAAAAAATGACCGCGATTTAAACGTCGCGGTTTATTAAATTAACTATTAAATTTAAAATATATGTCTTGTTTAGTTTCAAAAGGTCGTTTATTAAATTGTAAAGACCAAAAAGGCGGAATAAAAGCAATTTATTTCGCGAATGGAACTGCCGAAGATTTTGGAATCACAATCGCAACACACGCCGTTACTTCATTAGGAACTTTGGACGAGGTTTTCAAATACGAAGTAAAAGCAACAACAAACACTTTGACTGAAACCGGCACTTCTTCGGAAGACAACGGAACTTTCTTTGTTGCTCAAGCGTTGGCGGTAACACTTCCTAAATTGTCGGTGGATCTTCAAGCACAATGTCAATTGATTTGTGCGGGACGACCAAGTGTTTTTGTTGAAGATTACAACGGAAACATCGTTTATGTTGGTGCTTATAATGGTACTATGTCGAATATGACAAAAGTTAGTGGGGGTGCAAGCGGTGATTTGAGCGGATTTACTTTGGCAATCAATGCTGAAGAAAAAGACAATTCACCTTTCCTTGACAACACAACAAAAGCCGCTTTGAAATTAATCGTTTCAAACGTAGTGGTTTCATAAATTGTTCATTTTTTGTAAAAGACGCACTTCATTTATTTGAGGTGCGTTTTTTTTGTGTTACATTTTGATTTTTTTTGTTATTTTAGTATGGTAGTATTTAACCCAAACGACGAAATTCATTCATTGCGTTGCATTCCAAGAAGGCAATGCGAAGTTGTTATTTTGAAATTACGCAACGAATTAAAAGATACAATCGAAACTTTTGAAATTCCAGCATTGGAATTTGGCAACTATATGGTTTTAGAATTCGAAAAAATATTTGTTGAAGGTGAATCTTCGGACATTGAAATTTTTGACGCGATTCACGAAGACCAATTGTTGTATCGTGGGAAATCTTATGCGACAACGCAAACCGATTTGGAAAATTTCAAACTGACAAAGGGTGTTTTAAAAATATAAAATGGAAAACAATATACAAATTTTACAACTTGCCAATTATGTAAGACCGGAAATTAAAGAAGTTTCGGGAAGAAAGTGGGTGTTGAATGGCGACAAAAATCAATTTTATTATGATATTATAGACGCTTACAACGGATCACCTACAAATTCGGCAATCATTGATTCTTATTCGCAATTCATTTACGGAAAAGGATTGACTTCAAAAGAAAAATTCAAACAACCTTCGCAGTGGGCAAACGTTGTTTCAATGATTTCGAAAAAAGATTTGCGTAAAATAGTCAAAGATTTTCAAATGTTTGGCGAAGCGTCTTTTGAAATCAAATATTTGGACAATAAGATTTTAAAAATTTTCCATTTACCAAAGCAATGCGTTGCACCGGAAATCGCAAACGAAGACGGCGAAATCGCTGGTTATTATTTTAGTTATGATTTTAGAAACGTAAACAAATATAAACCGGAACGTTTTGACGCGTTCGGATATGGTGAACAATCAAGAGGTGAAAGAAGCGAAATTTTTGTAATTCACGATTATCAAGTTGGGCAATTTTATTATGCAAACCCTTCGTATGTTTCCGGTCTTCCTTATTCAACATTGGAAGCGGAAATTGCAAACTATTGTGTCAATCACATTCAAAACGGATTGTCATTTGGTCACGTTATAAATATGAACACCGGCGTTCAAATGTCGGAAGACGAAATTCGTCAAAATACTGCGGAAATTCGCAAACACTTGACCGGATCTTCAAACGCGGGGAAATTCTTTTTGAATTGGAACGACAACAAAGATTCCGAAATCACAATTGCGCCGTTGGAAGTAAGCGACGCACATTCACAATATCAATTTTTATCTTCGGAAGCGCGTCAACAAATTATGACATCGCACAAATTAACATCACCCATGTTGGTAGGTGTTAAAGAAGGGTCGGGATTTTCTTCGAATGCGGACGAAATAGCGGTTGCGTTTGCCGAATTACTCGAAAAGGTTATAAGACCAAAACAAGAAATTATTTGCGATTCATTGGAAGAAGTTTTTTCGGTTAATAATATTACAATTTCCCTTGACTTTTTAAACTTAAATGCAAGTGACGTTGTAGAACAACAAGAAACAAATTTAATTGATTCAAAAGTTTCGTACAATGGTGCGCAAATTTCAAGTGCGGTTGATATTATTGCAAAAGTAAAAGAAGGAATTTTGACGGAAGAACAAGCAATTGTTTTCCTTGTTCAATTCTTAACGCTTCCGGTTGAGGTTGCACGTGCAATGTTTACAAATCAACCAGCACCGATTCAACAATTGCATTTGCAATGCGAAAATCATTCAAATGAAGACGAATCGGTCTTCAATGAAATTGCGGACGCTTTGATTCAATTAGGCGAAGACGAAGACTTGGGAAACTACGAATTGATTGACGAACGCACCCAAGAAGGAATGCCGGAAATCACCGAATTGACTTTGAAATTGGCTTCCGTTCCGACATCGTTTCCAAACGTAACAAGTGAACAAGACAATGACTTATTTAAAGTGCGCTATCAATACGCGCCTTTGAATGCAAGTGCAAATTCACGCGAATTTTGTCGCAAAATGGTAGGTGCTTCCAAAGTATATCGCAAAGAAGACATTTTATTTGCAAGTCAAAACGCAAATATCAATCCAAATTTCGGTCCAAATGGTGCGGACACTTACAATTTATTTTTGTACAAAGGTGGGGTGAATTGTCAGCATTTTTGGTTAAGAAAAATATATTTAAGAAGAAACAACAAGTCAATTTCAGTAAGCGAAGCAATTCGAATCATTAATGATTTGGACCCAAGCGAACGAGCGGGTGCAAGGTTACCTCAAAATCCAAGTGAGGTTGCGCAAGTTGCGGAATCAAAAAACAATTATTGGTCATTAGATCCAAATTATAGACAATAAACAATGACAACGATACTATTAAGAGAAGACGAATTGACAAAAAACACGCCTTTGGGCGGGAATATTGACGTTGACAAATATGTTGTGGCAATTGCTGACTTTCAACGCATTCGAGTTGAAGAAGTTTTGGGCGAAACGCTTTACAATAAGATTTGCGAAGACTTTGAAAACGACGAATTGGCGGGTGATTATTTGATATTGTACGAAGATTATTTAAAACCATACATTATTCACGGGTCGGCAATGGAATATTTACTTTACGGCGCTTATCAAATTAATAATGGCGGAATTTCAAAACACAATCCGGTTGATTCAACTGCAATTGAAAAAGTTGAGGTTGATTATTTAGTTCAAAATCAACGTTTAAAAATGGAAATGTACGAATCACGTTTGGAACGTTGGCTTTGCAAATTTCATTTGCCGGAATATGTTTCAAATTCAAACAATATTGTGAATCCTTTAAAATCAAAAATGATTTGTGGCAAATGGTATTTAGACAACCCGTATTAATATGAAAAGAAAAGTTGACAAACGAACGGAAGAAAACATAAAAAAACTAAAAATATTTTTGAAAAATGCACACACTTTTAAACGGAGTAACAACAACAACGACTTCAACAATAAAAAACGTTAACGGAGTACACACAATAACTTGCAAAGGTTTAAAAGATTACAAACAATTTATTTATTTTTATATTAGCATTGACAATGTTCATTTTGTTTTGTTTAAAACAATTACAAGCAACCAAGAAACATTCACATTTAATTGCGGTGCGTCACATATTTATTGCAAATTTGTGACATCGATTGAAAATAGCAATCCGGTTTTTGTTCATTTGACTTAATAATATAAAAATAAAAACGACATAAAATAATTATGGCACAACAATTAATAAACGTTGGAACAACGGCAAATGACGGAACGGGTGATTTATTAAGAAATGGCTTTATAAAAGTCAA